ATACATACTTTGCTCCAGTGTTAAGCAAACCAAATTTTGCCACAATAGAAAGTATCTTTGGCGAAAATGACACAGGCGTGTCAGGATATGTTGCTGATTCATTAGTGGGTGGATCACAAGGAGATGTAGGATTTGGGGTCAGTGGAAACAGTTTACAATTTGTAGGATTATCCAACATTGAAATTCCTAAAGGTACAACTGCTCAAGATCCTGGTGTGGGCAATGCTGTGAGATTTGACACAGATCTAAATGAATTTGAACTGTATTCCACAGGCAAAATTGCGTTAGGTGGAATTAGAGATGGTGATAGAGACACCAATATAGATTTAAACAGCAACAAATTCACTTTTTATGCCAACAATCAATATCAAGGAGAACTGGACGGTTCGGGCAATTTAATTGTGAATCGTTTCAGTTCACAGGATCAATTTGCAATAGACGGCAATCAAGTTACTGTGGGCAGTGCTCCAAATCCACAAGCAGGATTCACAGCCAATGGAGCAGGTAGTGTGGTGCTGGACACTGCCAATATTGCTATATCAGGCAGTACCATAGAAAACACTGTTGCTGATGCTGATATCACTTTCACAGGCACAGGCGTAAAACAGAACAGAACTGTACAGTTTGACACAGTGAATGGATATGTGGGACCGTTTGGAACCCCAGTGGAAAGAGATACAAAAACTCCAAGATTAGGTGCTTTATGGTTCAACACAGACAATAATCTGTTACAAGTTTATGCAGGTGCGGTAGAGGGCTGGGTCAGTTCAATTGGAGTACAGTCGGTCACAGTAACACCCGAGATTGCTAACGAATTAAATGTGGTGTACAACCTCATATTAAACTAGTACAAAATTAACCTTGTACAATATAATACCGAAATACCGATAAATAACATTAATGCTGTAATCCGACCAGATTCAGCAGGACAAACCGTGGTACAACCGGCGAAGAATCTATGAACAGTGTAGAGTGAAAATCAGGTTGGTGGGACAAGATCCCCGTGCTAAAAAGGAGTAAACAATGGCCGTTGGTCGAATTTCGGGTCAGCTCTTAAAGTCCAATCTTCTGCGTAATGGAGCAGATTTGGCTTTTGAGACTAACCTGTTATACATTGATGTTAATAACAACAGGATCGGCGTAAAGACCGCTACTCCGCAGTATCCATTAGACGTTAATGGAACAGCACGTACAGTAAATCAAGAAGTTACAGGACAGGTAAATGTAGGCAATATCAATATTGCTGGCAACACAATTACCACCACATCACCACAATTAAATTTTTCAGCCGCAGATGGCATTGTCTACAACAATCAACTGTATGTGGATGATCTAATAATCAGTGGCAACAGCATTCAAGCCACAGAATCCAATCAAAATTTTGAGATTGTGACCAGCGGTACCGGCATTGTGGAAATCTACGGTAACACACAGGTAAACGGAAACATTCATGCCACTGGAAATATCAGAGCAGACGGTAATATTACCATTGGTGATTCAGACACAGATTCGATCACAATCAATGCTGATATCACATCAAATTTAACACCTGATGTATCAGACACATACAATTTAGGTACACCAACAAAACGTTGGAATGAAGCATATGCCAACAATTTGACCGTGGACAATTTAACTCTGTCAGGCAATATCACTGTGCAGGGATTAGATTTAACAGCACGTCCTGGTAAAGTTTTGTATGTAGCAACCAACGGTAGTGATTCTAATTCGGGCACACACCAAAACGATCCTTATGCCACAATAGAACAGGCACTGAGTGTAGCCGTTGCTGGTGATCATGTTTACATATATCCAGGCACATACACAGAAGATTTTCCACTCACTGTGCCAACAGGAGTGTCAATCAGAGGAGATGGCATAAGAGCAGTAAAAATTCAACCAAGTGCTTTGACCAATCAACAAGATGCTTTCATATTGAATGGTGAAGTTACCATTGAAGATATGACCATCACAGGATTTTATTACAACAGTTCAAACAACACAGGACATGCATTTAGATTTAATCCTACAGGAGCAGATGATTCCACAGGATTCCAGATCACATCAAGATCACCTTACATCAGAAACGTTTCAGTAATCACACAAGGTTCTGTGACCACAGCACAAGATCCAAGAGGATTTGGTTCAGGTGATGCTGGTAAAGGTGCGTTCTTGGATGGAGCAGTGGCAACACCAGCATCCAACGAAGCCAGTTGTTTATTTCAAAATGCTACATTCATCACACCAGGTGTGGATGCTATCACACTGACAAATGGTGTAAGAGTAGAATGGTTAAACTCTTTCACATACTTTGCGGCAAGAAGTATCTATGCTGTGGATGGTACAAGTGGGTTTGCTGAAGATGGCAAAACACAATTAAGAGTTTCAGGATTATCAGGAACACCTGTAGCCGCAGGTCATATTATAACTTATTATGATGTGGATGGTGTTACTGTGTTGGGCACAGGCACAGTTGAATCTGTGGACAACGGAAAAATTATAATAGACGGCAAATCAACAGGTTTTGAATTGCCACCAGAAACCACTGGCAAACAAATCACTGCCAATGGTGACGCAAAATTAGATACCAGTGTTAAGAAGTTTGGACAGGCTAGTTTGCTGTTGGATGGAATAGGAGATAGTGCTTCTGTTTCAACCACAGCAGACTTTGGATTCGGCACTGGAGATTTTACTGTAGAGTTTTGGGCATATCCAACTCAATTACAATCAACTACATTGTTTGATTTTAGAAATAATCAATCGGTTGAATACGCACTGATGTTGTATCTCACAAACAACGGACCAAAACTGTATGTAAATGGATCAAATATTATCACAGGAACACAAGGTTTTAATATTAATACTTGGACACACTGTTCAATTGTGAGACAATCATCAACAATTACAATGTATATTGCTGGACAGAATGTTGGTTCAACTACATTAGGCAATGATTTAGGTGCGGCTAAACCTTTTGTGATGGGTAATAACTATGACAACAACAACGGTTTTATTGGTAACATAGATGACTTTGTGATTTACAAAGGTTCAGCACTTAGAACAGCAAACTTTACGCCGCCTACCACAGAAGCAATTGGAAATCAAGACACAGTTTTGGTTTCAAGATTTAATGGTCCAGATCAATCAACAGATTTATTAGACACAAACATTGCTATTCAAGACATTAGATTTTCAACAGGTGCAACTGCTACTAATTTTACACTTGTGGATTACACAGACTTTGGTGCTGAAGTACGATCAATAGCATCTGCTTCTATCTATGGAACATATGGTGCTGTGGGAGATGGTGTTGGTGTAAAAATGTATTTGATTTCGCACAACTTTGCTTACATTGGAAACGATTATGAAGTGGACAATGATGACACCACAGTGATTCAAGAAAATGAAGTTGTCACTTCGAACCAAGCAAAAATTTATTATTCATCAGTTGACCACAAAGGTGATTTTAGAGTAGGTGATCAGTTTCATGTTAATCAAAACACAGGACAGGTCAATTTCACATCAGCATCATTGAACATCGATGTTGATCAAGCATTGACATTTACTTCAGGTCCAAATGTTACAGTGATATCAGGTAACTCAATTGAAACGGGCAATGTAAAAATTTCTGGCAATGAAGTAACAACCACATCAGGTGATTTAAATTTAGATGCTTTCAGTAATCAAATTAATTTTGTGGACAATGTTAATATTGATGGAAATCTTGATGTAACAGGAGATATCACAATAGGTGGCAATGTCACAATTGGTGATGAAACCACAGATTCAATCAACATCACAGCAGGCATAGGTTCAGATATTGTTCCAGCCGTTGACAACACATACAATATTGGTTCAACCACAAAAAGATGGAACACAGTGTTTGCCAATGAAGCACAGATTGATTCAGTTAATATTAATACAAATGTTATTCAAACCAATGACACAAACGCAGATTTAGAATTAAGAGCAAGTGGTACAGGTTCTGTGCGTTTTGAAAACTTCACTGTGTCCGGTGACACAATCACAAACGATTCAGGAGACTTCACAATTAATCCTGCTTCTGGTGTGTTCAGAGTTGATGGCACAGGTTCAGTAAGAATCCCAACAGGCACAACAGGTGAAAGACCTGGCACACCAACAGCAGGCATGATGAGATACAACACAGACGATTCTGTGTTTGAAGGTTATGATGGATCAAATTGGATCACATTGACTGGTGTGTATGACTTGGATAGAGACACATACATCACAGCAGAATCTTCACCAGGTGCTGATGATGACACCATAAGATTTTATGCTGGCGGAGTTTTGGTAGCAAATGTTAATCCTACCAGATTTGATGTGACCACACTACAGGTTGATGACATTCAAATCAGCGGAAATACGCTGACAACCACAGGTGTTGACCAAGATTTAATCCTAAATGCTCAAGGAAATGGTAGCATCAGGATTGAAGACTATAAATTTGAAGGAAATGCGATAACTAATATTATATCTGCTCCGATTGTACTTAGAACAACCGGACAGGGATATATTGACGTGTCAGATTCTGGTGGGTTTGTGCTTCCAGTAGGAGTAACAGCAGACCGACCGCTTGTACCTGTAATAGGTATGATACGTTACAACACCGCAGATCAACGTGTTGAACTGTATGATGGAAATCAATGGGGTTCAATCGCAGGATCATCGGGTGCTGTGAGTATTATTGATGCAACAGAAATAGCAGTGGAATATGCACTGTTTTTAGGATAGGAAAATATGGCAACTAATTTTAGAAATTCTGTAACAAAAAATATAGGAACTGTGACCACACCTGTGTATGAAGCAGATCCAGGATCATACACCACAATCATTGGAATGGTTTTAGCAAACTTGACTGAATCAGTTGTGGAAGCCAGTGTGACTCTGACAGCAACTCCAGATTCAGTTACAGGATTTATTGTGAAAGATGTTTTGATTGCTCCTAATTCTTCTCTTAGAGTTTTGAACTCAGGAGAAAAATTAATTGTGGCAAGTCAGAACTCATTAAATGTTCAAGCAAACATCAACGACTCATTGGATTGTGTGTTGAGTTACGTGGAGATAACATAAGATGTCAAACACAGTTGGACAGGATACTTCCGTATATCTACAGAATGGTATCAAAGACAGATATTTCTATGGATTAAGAAGAACCGATGAAGGCACATTGTTCATTGGTAAAGTGGACCAACTGGCGGCAAACGATCCTGTATCAATTAACAATCCAGGAAATATTGATGACAACTTTAAAGAATTTGATCAAGGTTATGATTTTTTTGAAGGTAGAGATCTAAACCATGATAAACCATTTAGAAATTTAAGATACGAACAATTTAGATGGGATGATGTGAATTTAAATTATTATATTAATGCTGAAGGTGAATTGGTTGTGAGAATCAACAGTAATGTAGGAGATGGTGAAATCACTTATCCACAAACTGATGAATCAGTAATTGCTGAAGAAACAATATTTACTTTTGACAAACAAGGTTACTATATGGATAGTAATGAAATAACATTCGATAGAGGATAAAGTAGGAGGAAAAACGAATGACACGACAACTGATAAACACTGGTATACTCCCAAATGACGGTCAAGGTGACTCGTTAAGGGACGCTGGTGGAAAAATAAATTCCAATTTCAGTGAATTATACACTGCACTTGGAAACGGAACTGCACTGACTGTTATCAATAACAACTTAATCACAGCAACAGGTGCCAACAAAATTTCTTTTTTATATAACACACTAGCAGAGTTACCATCAGCGTCAACATACCACGGTATGTTTGCTCATGTACACGGTGAGAATGCCTCCTACTACGCTCACGCAGGTGCTTGGGTAAAACTTGCAGATGAAAATAAATCTATCGATATTTTTGCTGATGTAGATGTAGCATCAACAACTCCTCAAAACGGACAAGCATTAATTTATGATGCCGGTTCACAAACTTGGAAACCTGGTGACGTTGCGGCAGGCGGCGGTGCTCCTGGCGATGATGCAGGTGCCACTACTTTTACTGGTTTAACAGATACCCCGGCAGATTATGGTGGGTTAAACGGTGGCTTTTTAAGAGTAAACGGAGCCGCAGATGGTTTAGAAATAGTAGCAGGGTTTTCTATTGATGCACTGACAGATGTTGACACTACAACAACTGCTCCGATCTCGGGACAAGTTTTAAAATGGAACGGCACTAATTGGGTACCAGCGGCTGACTCAACAGCAGGCGGTGGTTCAACTGATGCAGATACGTTAGATGGATTAGACAGCACATATTATCTAAACTATAACAACTTAAACAACAAACCAACAATCAGTTCAACTTTTGTTTCATTAACAGATACTCCTGCTAATTTTACAGGAGCGGCTAATAGATTTGTAAAAGTTAATTCAGCAGGTACAGGATTAGAATTTGTATCAGCAGGAGCCTCAGGTGCTACAGAATTAAATGAACTTTCAGATGTCACAATTTCATCTCCTGCTCAAGGTGATGTGTTGTACTATGATGGTTCGGGTTGGGTAAAACAGAATGGTCCAACCATGAGATGGAGTATTGGAGCAAATGGATCTTCAGATTATAGTTTCAGTGGCCCAGGATTTGCAGGAGCAACCAACGATCCTGTATTATATTTGATGAGAGGTCACACTTATATTTTTGTGAACACCACAGGAACCAGTCACCCATTTGAATTTAGAGTTTCGAACGGTGGAGCAGAATACACATCAGGTATAAGTGGTTCTAAAACAGCAACACAGATATTTACAGTGCCAATGGATGCTCCAAGCACTTTATATTATCAATGTACAATACACTCAGCAATGGGTAACACAATCAACATAGTGAGTTAATAGATGGCACAAGTATTTGGCGTAGGCATAGACGAGTTACAAAAAACGTTAGCAAACAATAGATATTTCTATGGTTTGAGACGCACAGATGCCGGCGAATTATACATGGTGAAAGCAGACTTGTTAAGATTGGAAGATGGTGTTCAACTGAACAGACCAGGCAACGTTGACCAAAATTACAACAACTGGAGTAGAGGAGAAGACTTTTTTGAAGGTAGAGATCAACAGCACAGAAAAGTTTATCCAAATCTAGTGTATGAACAGTACAAATGGGACGGAAGAAACCTATTTTACTACGTGAATAAAGATGGTGAATTAGTATTAAAAGTAAACGAGGCTCACACATATCCAGGATATGTAGAACCTTATGAAAACTAGGAGCGATAAATACAAATAGGAATTAATCAATGGCAGATTTTCGTATAGACAGGATAAGATTTAGATGGAGAGGTGATTGGTCAGCCAACACTCTTTATGTAAAAGATGATGTATTAAGATATGGTGCGAAAGTATTTGTTTGTATCGAAGTACACACATCGGACACAAATTTTTACAATGATTTAAACAATCAAGTACCACGTTGGGTACAGATGATGGACGGTCAATCATGGACCGGAGAATGGCAACCTTCCACTTTCTACAAAGTAGGCGAACTGGTAAAAGTTGGTGGACTAATTTACAAATGTATTGAAGGTCATATATCAAATTCAGATCCCGACAACGGTGTATTAGGTGATGAATTGAAATGGGTTTACTTTGCTCGTGGAGAAGATTGGGCCAGTGTATGGCAACCTAACACACTTTACAATGTTGACCAAACAGTAATTTATGGTAGCTCAATTTGGAAGTGTAACACAGCACACACATCAGGCAGTGCCGATGACGGTTTACAATTTAATGCGGCATACTGGGATCAGTATTCAAGATCAGATAACTTCAGAGGTGACTGGACAAACAACACTTTGTATTATCCAGACGATATTGTGTACTATGGTGGAACGATTTTCAGATGTACAACAGGACACAGATCAGCCAAAACAAACAAATATGTAAACCCTACATTCACAACTCTATCAACAGGTACAGGTGTACAATTTTTTGTTTTCAAAGTTGGAGCAACTTATTATGTAAAAATAACAAATGGTGGTTCTAATTATCAAGCACTTGAAACATTAACTGTGGTAGGTGCTCAAGTTGGAGGCACAACAGGACCTAATGACCTTGTTATCACTATCAATACAATAGACGGATCAGGCGCTATTAAAACAGTTTCAGTAAATGGAACAGCCAATGTTGAAATTGATGGATTAGAAGCAAACAGTGGACAATGGGAAACAGTTTTAGAAGGAATAAGATACAGAGGTGATTATGCCTACGGCGAAAGATATGCGGCAGGTGAATTGGTAAGATGGTCTCCAGGTATGTGGCAAGTTGTCACAGGACATTGGGCAACAGAAGAGAGAATGGTGGAAGCCAATTTCAATTTATGGATGCCTGGTTTAGAATACGAAAATTTATGGAATCAAACTCAATATTATCAACAAGGTGATGTTGTACTATATGGTGGTTACACTTATGTGGCTCTTCAAAGTAATAATGGCATAGTACCAGGTGTCACTGACAGTACCTTAACTTGGGAATTACAAATTGTTGGTTATACATTCAAAGGTGTATGGCAAGAAACATATCTTGTAAACAACCAACCTGAACCTTTTCCATACAAAACTGGTGATGTTGTAACAGCCGGCGGTGATTTATATATCGCAGTAACAGATAATGCCGGTGTTGATCCTTTCACTAGAGAAATTTATGATCCAGGATCAGACGAACCTTTCCCATGGCAGTTATTAGTAACCGGTTATTCCTTCAAAGGACCTTGGGTAGAAACAGGTATTGGCGGAGTTGTTGGTGAAAACACATACTTCCCAGGAGATGTTGTAACCGTAGCAGGTACTTTGTACAAATGTATTCTTAAACACGAAGCAAATTCATCAGATGCTAAACCACCATTAGATTTAGAATCAGAAAATGTTGGTCCTTATTGGGTACTATTAGCACAAGGTCACACACCAAATGTGTTGGAATATCCAGGTGATATTAAAACACAAAATGACGATTCAACAAGATTAAGAATTGGCATTGGTACTTCAGGACAATTATTAAAAGTAGGATCAAATGGAATTCCTTTCTGGGAAGACTTTGATGTTACTCCAAAAGTTTATTACGTGTCACCAGCCGGTGTAGATGCTGATGACAGAGGAGTACAATTGGCGGCACCTTTCAAAACTGTGAAATATGCCTGTGACTTCATTAATCAAGATTTAGGTAATAGATCACCAGCAACAATCTTTATTAAAACAGGTTTATATCAAGAAGAACTTCCAATTAAAGTGCCAAGAGATGTAGCATTGGTTGGAGATGAATTAAGAAGCACTGAAATTCGACCAGCACCTGGATATGAAGATCAAGATATGTTCCATGTTAACAATGGATCAGGCATAAGAAATATGACGCTGAGTGGTTTATCAGGCACACTAGGTCCTGTAAATGAATTCGGAACAAGAAGACCCACAGGTGGTGCGTTTGTTTCATTAAATCCTGGATCAGGAACATCAGATGCTTCTGCTTGGATCACAACACGTTCTTGTTATGTACAAAACGTTTCAACTTTTGGAACGGGTTGTGTAGGTTTAAAAGTGGATGGTGATTTACATGATGGTGGTTACAGATCGATTGTGGCCAACGATTTTACGCAAGTTATTGATCAAGGTATCGGTTTCTGGGTAAACGGAGAAGGTAGATCAGAACTTGTTTCTGTATTCACATACTATTGTCACATAGGATATCTAGCAACTGGTGGTGGTAAAGTAAGAGCCACGAATGGTAATAACTCGTATGGAGATTATGGTTCGGTTGCAGAAGGTGTTACACCAACAGAAACAGTAATCACGGCACAATTTAATAACAGAACACAAGAAGCACAAGTTGATGCTGTGTACAACGATGAAAACGAAATTTTTGCTTTTGCGTATGACCACGCAGGTGAACAGTACACTTCAGCAGATATTACTATTTCAGGTTCAGGTGAAGGTGCGGCAGGAACTATCAACTATGAAAACACAAGAGATGGTGCTGTTAACAAAGTAAGAATTTTAGGTCCTGGAGATTCAACTCCAGCAGGTGGTGCCGGTTACACCAGTAAATCAGGCCCAGCAATCACAGGTGACGAAACATCTATTCAATTGAATGCTCAATTCCAAGGTACGTCAGCACAAACAGTGGGACAAAGAATTTACATTTGGGAAGGTACTGGAAGAGGACAATATGCAATCATCGATTCATTTGACGAATTAACAAAAGTTTGTACAGTTAGAAAAGAATTTGACAATACACCAGGATGGCAACATTTACTCGGTGGATTTAAGATTGAAACTGAATTAGATCCTTCAACAAAATATTTCATTGAACCGAGAATACAGTTCAGCGAACCACCTTACGCAAACTCAACAGCATCTATTCCATTACAAGGAGTATACCAACAAGGTGCTAGTCGTAGAGTAGGAAGTTCCGATGTCACTGTTTTATTAGGCAACGGCAGAGGTTTAAGAACTGTGGATTCAACCAACTGGACAGTTGCTAATGGTGTACCAACAGCAGATTGGAATACAGTTGTTGGCGGTAAGAATAATTTTATGGCAACCAGTGCAACAGGCACACTAGCAAGATCTCAGGATGGTGCTAATTGGTCTGATTTATCTGGTGGTATTGGAGTAGATATTTTTAAAGGAGTTGCTTGGGAAGATGTTTCTGCAACTTGGGTTGTAGCATCTGAAACAGGTGTTATATATAGATCAACAGACGAAGGAAATTCTTGGTCATCAGAACAAGTCGAGCCATACGATGGTTCAACACCTGTGTTTACACACATTGCGGCAGGTAATGGTTTAATAATTGTTGGAAACTCTTTTGGACAAACTTGGGAATCTGTAGATGGCGGTATTACTTGGAAATTAGCGGCTGATATAGGAGGTGATAAATTCTTATTACAACACTTGACTTTTACTGGTGGAAAATTTATTGCTTCGGTTCAAGATTCTCCATTTGATGATTCAACATCGGGTAATAAATTCTTTGTATCAAATGCTAACGCGGCACAAAGTTCTACAAGTGCTATTACTGTATGGACAGAATCAGATGCACCACCACACACAGGTCCATATACAAAAGTTGCTCATGCTCAAGGAACATACACAGCAATAACTGCCACTGGAGAAATTGCATATTCATATGATGCTGTCAGTTGGAAAGAATTAGCAAATATTGGCGGAGCATACACAGGAATAGTTGGTGGCAGATATCAAGGTGGATATTTTATACCATTAGTAGATGGTAACATGACTAACGCAACTGTATTGAAAAAAGGTGCTCCACCTTTAACAAGAGTGATTACAAACGCAGGAAAAGTTTCAAAAATACAAATTTTTGATCCAGGTTCTGGATATGCTTCAGCACCTACCATCACAATTACAGACAACATTAACATATTAGATGTTGCTGTTCAAGCCAGACTAGGCAATGGTGTATTGGCACAACCAACATTCAGTAACAGAGGAACAGGATTTATTAATGTTAGTGCCACAATTGATGGAGATGGATTTGCCGACGAATATCAAACAGGCAAAGTGATGCAGATTAAAAACTTATCAAGAGAACCAGGACCAGGTGACTTATTGTACATCAATGGAATTGAAGATCAAATTTACAGAGTAACACAAATTACAAACGTGCAGGGAACTGCTCCAAATCTAACAGCACAATTTAGAATATCTCCAAGTCTAAGAGAAAATGAATCTCCAGATCATGATACGGAAATGACTATTAGACAGCAGTATTCACAGGTTAGATTGACAGGACATGATTTCTTAGATATTGGTACAGGTGGCTTTAACACAACCAACTATCCAGAATTATACACAAATGAAGGATTCACACCAGGTTACGAAGCACAACCATTCAGAGAAACTGCCAACAATGGCGGAGGTAGAGTGTTCTATACATCAACTGACCAAGATGGTAACTTTAGAGTTGGTGAACTGTTTGAAGTTGAGCAGGCAACTGGTATTGTAACACTTAACGCAGACCTATTCAATCTACAAGGTCTATCAGAATTAGCACTGGGTGGTGTTGTATTAGGTGGAACAGAAGTTGTAATTAGAGAATTTTCTACAGATCCTACAATGGCGGCAAACTCGGACAATGTAGTACCTACACAAAAAGCAATTGTAACGTACATTGGTAATAGAGTATCAGGTGGTGGTGCTAATTTGAACGTGTCAGGATTTAGAGCAGGACAAATTAAAGTAAGAAATAAAGAAATATTTAACGAAGCATTTCCAGATACTGGAGTTGTGGAAATAGATGTTGTTGCTAAACTAAACGGAGGTATTGATGGGTATATGATGGCCTGGAATTACTTCACGGGTGGTACAGCAAGTACAGAATTAAATGAAGGAGATCCGGTTAGTGCTATTGACTCATCTAACGGATATGGCGAATAATGATAAATAACTACAATAAGAGGATATATTAACCCATGGCTGAGTTTAAATTAGGTAGAATACGTTTTGTTTGGAAAGGTGCTTGGTACACAGGTGCCCTTTATTCAGTAGATGATGTTGTAAGATACGGTGGTAGAACCTACATTTGTGTGGTTAACCATACTTCGGCGGCAGAATTCCAGGATGACTTAACAGCGGCTAGTTGGGCTTTGATGTCTGATGGTCAAGAATGGAAAGGCGACTGGCAAGTAAACACAACTTATAAACCTAATGACGTTGTAAAATATGGTGGTTACATTTATATTTGTAACACAGGTCACGTATCTAATGTAGACGTTAATGTTGGATTAGAAGGTGACATAGCAAAATGGGATCTTTTCATTGAAGGTTTTGATTACAAATCAGATTGGGCAACTGGCACAAGATACAAAGTAAATGACTTGGTAAGATATGGTGCCACTGTTTACCTATGTACAACAGAACACACATCGGCGGCAGATGCGGCAGATGGTTTAGAATTAGACATTGCCAAATGGGAAGTATTCGCAAAAGGTTTTAATTGGTTAAACACTTGGGCAACTGCCACAAGATACAAACCAAACGACACAGTAAGATACGGTGGACAACTTTATGTTTGTGTCACTGGACATACTTCAGCGGCAACGGCGGCTGACGGTTTAGAATTAGATCAAGCCAAATGGCAATACCTACACAAAGGTATTGAATACCTAAGTGCTTGGACAACAGCAACCAGATACAAAATAAATGATGTTGTTAAGTATGGTGCTAATCTATGGATTTGTACAACTCAACACACAGCAGGTGCATCATTGGCGGCAGATGAAGCCAATTGGGAAATATTCATTCCAGGTTTAGAGTTTGAAGATTCATGGAGTGCAGTAACACAATACCAACCAGGTGACATTGTTACTTACGGAGGTTACCAATACGTTGCACTCACAAACAATTTAAACGCTGTCCCATCAACTGCAGACTCAGATTGGGATTTGTTTGTTACAGGCTTCAGTTTAAAAGGTGACTACGACAATGCTACTGCATACAAAACAGGTGATGTGGTCAGAGTTGGCGGTATAACTTATATTGCTATTGCTGACACAACAGGCAACAGACCACCAAATGTTCTTTACTGGGACAAACTGAACGAAGGTTTATACTGGAAAGGCACTTGGTCAAACGCAACTTATTACGACAAAGGTGACATTGTAAGAGGATCTGTAAACACAGACACTTCATACATTTGTGTTACTTCACACACTTCTAACAATGTTGGACCAGCCACAATTAATCAACCAGACTATGCACCAGGTGTTGGTGTTGATACTGCTGTTTGGCAATTGTTATCAGGTGGTCCAGAAAATGATGTATTATCATCAGAAGGTGACATTTTAATTTATGGTGCTTCAGGTCCAGCAAGATTACCAATTGGTGCGGCAGGACAGGCATTGGTTGTAAACGGTGCTGGCACATTACCTGAATGGGGTTATGTGGGACAAGTGGATCAAGTTTACTATGTGGGTCCAAACGGTGTTGACCAACCGGCTCCTAATGCTGGTGTTACACTGGACAGACCATTTGCAAGTGTTAGATACGCACTACATCAAATTGATCAAGGACCAAGAAATCCTCAAGGTGTCTATCTATTAACAAGAAACAAAGCATTCATTCAAGATGAAACAATTGCTTGGATTGACAGACAAATTTCTAGTAATATATCACCATTCACAAACGCATTCACTTATGATTCAGTAAAATGTAGAAGAGATATTGGAATCCTTGTTGATGCTGTAATAAATGATTTAAGAAAAGGTGGTAATGTATCATCAAGAACAGCGGCTTTAAGATATTTCACACCAGCAGGTGCTTCTTATGTAACAGGACAAGAAGATGAAACTGCGGCGGCTATTGTGAGAGCGGCATACATTGCTCAACAAGTGGTTGGAAATTCTCAAAGTTACTCAGCAGAACAAGGCACAACACTTCAAGTGTCAGATGTGAGTTACAACGCAGAATCTACAGTTATTACTGACATCGAAACATTGATGACCATTTCGTCAGATGCGATCTCAGCCGGTAACATCAACAGTGTACCTGCTAAAAACAGACCACAAATTACATTGAATGTAAAAACTGGAACTTACTACGAAATACTTCCTATGAGTGTGCCAGAAAATTGTGCTGTGGTTGGAGATGAATTGAGATCAACCAACATAAGACCTGCAGGTTTATTAGTAGCAGGAGGTGATGTTGCTTATTCTTTACAAGGTATTCAACGTATGGAAGCAATTATCAGTGATGTGATTCAAAACAATGCTGTCACAGTTACACCAGCGGGTGGTGTGATAGGCACCAATCCATCAAGCAGTTTTGCGGCGCCAGGCATAGAGCCAGAAATAATGACTGGAACAGCAGAAGCCACAACCACAAACGGTTCAGGTGCAGGTTGTACAGTTGATTTTACAACTAACCAATTCTTTTTCTTTCAAACATTGACAATTAATGCTCCAGGCCAAGGTTATCAAGTAGGCGATACGTTAACTATCCCAGGCACAACCATTGTGAATGGTAATGAAAGTGGTGATATAGCACTTGGTGCAGATGTGACTGTGACCATCACAGAAGTTACTTCAGGAAACACCATTGTACAAAACATAGATGCTCCGGCAGGTTCGGCGGCGGCAGGAACAGCGGCGGCAACATTGGCAGACAATATTGAAAAATACATTGATTTTGAAATAAATGCTGTGGGTTCAGCAGTTGCTACAACTGGTTCTAACATAGCAAATACAAATGCTGGGTACACAGACGCCAGATTAAGACTATTAGCAAACAAAGATTTTATTGCCAGAGAAGCGGCAGAGTTTGTGAAAAGAGCAAACCCAGGATATTCATTCCCACAAAGTGCTTGTGAAGATGATATCAAAGATTATGTGGACGGAATTATTCACGATTTACAGTACACAGGAAACTATATGTCACTGAAAGGTGCTAAATGGTATGTGAAATCAGTACTAGGTTCAACAACTTCTGATATGTTCTATATGAGAAATGCAACAGGTTTAAGAAATTGTACTGTTCAAGGTTTATCAGGTGCGTTAGGTTCTGTGAACAGTTATGGAACAAAACGTCCTTCAGCAGGTGCGTTTGTTTCACTTGATCCAGGTTGGGGCACAAAAGATCACAAAGTATGGATTGCTACACCGACAGAAGGCACAGCCACATATACACCAACAGATGGTACATATGACCCTAACACAGGTGTAATGACATTGACTGTTGGCGATCATAATTGTCAACCAGGGGAATCTGTAAGATTAACAACCGGTTCGATAACTTTCACCCACGGTGGTGGCAGTGATGCTTATCCACTTGCTTCACAAACTGGCGCAGGCGCTGAAATTATGATTGATTCAGTTACACCGACCACAATCACATTCAACATTGGTGAAAATTCCGCAGAAACTTCAGCACACACATTTGACAGTGCTCTAGCAGATTCTGTACAACAGGAAACTGTGTGTAGAATTGGTGGTAGATCACCTTACATTCAAAACGTTACAACGTTTGGAACAGGTGCTGTGGGACAAAAAATTGACGGAGACTTACACGCAGGTGGTAATGACTCTATAGTATCCAATGACTTTACGCAAGTAATATCAGATGGTATTGGTGCTTGGATCACAAACTTAGGTAGAGCAGAACTTGTATCTGTGTTCTCATACTATGGAC